AATCCAGACTCGGTTTGCCTCCAGATGTAGGGCAAGGGTCTAAAAAGAAGAATCCTCCTGCACCATAACTGCATCCGTCAATCTGAGGCAGATGTGAATCCATATAGTCAATTAACGGCACAAAGTTTACGCCGTCATTAGTTCCGTAACTCGCGACGGCGCATGACGTCTTGAAATTGTCAACTATGAAGGCAAACCAATATATTCCTGGACTCGACAGATGTAGATGTTGGTTTGGCCAGTCAAAACTGGATGGAGGAGCAACAACCACTCTGGTTGGGTCATTTTTAACTGTCAAGTTCCCCGAATCATACATCAAGTTCAAGGGACATCCGTCGCCACTGTCGCTGTAGATTCCGAGGCGGCACAACGGGGTTTCTGCGGATTGAAGGTTTATGTTTAACTCGTTGATAGCGGAAATCTTGGGATTCCAGAAGGGAGCGAGGTAAACGGTTTGAGGACTGATGTTGAACCATATTTCCTTGCCGAACCCCATCGTCAACGGAAAAAGGTATAGGGGGTTGCCTTCTCTGAAGGCTGTCTCATGGTATCCGTCAACGGTGTCCGCATCTATCTGTGATGCATGAAGTCCATCAAGTAAATCTGCGTTTATCCCTAATGCGTCATGTGCGGCTTTGTCGTGTCCTGAAAGTTTTGCCAGAGGGATGCTTGCGTCGTCGATGTCGTGATCTTCGTTCCATTCGCCCTTGTTGACTTCTTTGCCTGCCTGATCCGCTTTGGTGGCGACTTTGTGGTGTTTGATGCCTGCCATACTGTCACATTCTCGCCAACAGTTTCTCGTAGTACTGTCGTGCCAACTTTAAGGTGGCAAGTTCCTCCGCATCCAACTCCGCGTTAGCCTCCATTGCCCGCTGAAGGTTGCCGTTGATTTCCACTAAAATCCGATGCCTGTCCTCTTGAACTGACAGAACTTCCTCGGTTTTCTGTTTGACCTCGTCAAACTTTGGTTCTTCCACTTGAACCGTAAGTTTTTTGACGGGTTCAAGGCTTGGATGTTCATTCATTGCGGGTTCCTCGCTTGTGGTTGTCCGCCGACGGCTTGTTCGGACTGTGCCTTCTGACTGACTTGCATTTTCTGGTCGAACTGTTTCTGCTGGTTTGCCTGTTCCTCTTTGACCCACGCGTCAAACTCTTCAAGTGGACCACCTCACTGTTTGGCTACCCAACGGGGAGGCGCGATTTTGGTTGCCACCAACTTCATGTAGTAGTCCGCTACGTCGACTTTGTGTGCTTCCGCACTTTCAAAGGTGACATGGGGCAAATCCTGCTTCACACTGTACCCGAGACCTTCAAGGTAGGGTTTGTAAACTTCGTTTTCCAACTTGCGTTTTATGAGTCGTTGAATGGGAACCACAAGGTTGGCGCGTTGCTGAATCATCATTTCCTTGCTACTTGCGTACGTGCTCGAATATTGGAAGCTGACTGGCGGCGTCATCAAGCCGTCCACAATCTGCTGCTTCAGGAAGGTGAGAACCTCATCTAAGCCTCGGACTTCCCTGTCGCCGACGCCTCCTGCCTTCCTGTCAATGTTGTAGCTGGTGACGTGGTGTTCGCCTGGCTCCCAGTTTTTGAGTTCCGTCTTAATCGCGGCAATTTCAGGTTCCAGTGGCGGGTTTTCGGGGCTTCCAACCTGCCACAACTCCCGTGGAAAAGCAACTTTGTGCCAGTGTTCCTTAATGTCCACTTCCAACTGTTCAAGAATCTGGAATTCCGTGTCCAACCCTTCAAGAAGGCTTGTACCGTAAGGCCACGACGCACTTGTAGTGTTCCAGCCGAAGTGGACGATTTCGTCACTACTCCACTCCGCCAACGTCTGGCCGAAACTTCCCTGTCGCCAACGTGAAGGGTTGCCATACTCGTCTTTTTCGGCGAGTTCAATCAGTTCTTGTTGCGGAATAAGTCTGACGTCAAAGGTTGATTCCAAGTCTTTTTCCCAGAAGGATGAGCCGAACTTGCCCATGTTTATGACTGTGTCGTACAAGAGGATGTCTAAACCGATTCGCCTATTCAGGGCGTTGCACTCGTCACAAGCATCCTGGGTTCGCGGGTAAGGTTCACCTTTCCCATCAGTCTGAGGCGTCAGGAACAGTCCTTCGGCCATTACTTGACCTGCAATCGTGTTTATGCATGATTTTGCAAGTGGGTGCCGTTGGACTATGCGGTCGTAGTAGTGGCAGCGGGGTGCCCAAGAAAGTTGTCCCGGGTTGATGCGTTCCGCTTTTCGGCTGCTTCCGCTGAGGAAGAATCCACCCTTGAATTTTTCTCTGAGGTGTAGACTTGGCCACTTCACTTTAACAGATCTCTCCGTTACATGAAGAATCCTTTTTTGTGTTGCCCAATCGTTTCCCTCGTAACTATTTCCGTCGCATCCAAAGCGTCGTCATGCAATCCACGGGGAAACTGAACCCATTCTGTCCAGAACTCGCTCTTCACATTCAACATGGGATTCACCAAAACGCGGCTGGACTCAAAATGCGAGCTCATGGGGATGAAACGTTCTTCCTTGTTTTTCACGGTTTGGCTTGTCACTATTGGAAGTCCTTGCAACTCTTGTAAATAAGTCAGAATCTTTTGGAAAGCGTTGCTTTCAATGTAAATCTTCGAGTATTCGTGTAATTCATGAAGTTTCCTTAATTTCTGGAGAAATTGGGGGAAGGGAAGTGCCTCTGCCCACACATCCTCCAAATAGGCTTGCTTCGTTTGCTTGTCCACACTGAGAGTCGCCACTGCTTGAAGATCGCCCTCGCCCAACGCTGGATCTACACCCGCGTATCTCAAGTTGCCTCCTGACGGCGGACTTTCCCAGTTGTGAAGCCACTCAGATTTGAGGAGGTCACCCTCCATGCCCGTCGGATCATTCTGGTACTGACAGTTAAATATGATTGAGCCGATTTGGCTGCGGCGTTCTTCCAGTTTTTCAAGGGTCCAGTAGTTTGGCCAGAGGGGCACGCCGTCTTTGCCTATTGACTGTTTGATGTCATGTGGCCACGATTGGAGCAGGTCGTCGTAAAGGTCGGCGTAACTCCATCGTGTGCCGACGACGATGATGGCGCCCCAAGGATACAGGGTAGGATAGAGCACCTTATTGAACCAAAGTTGAACTTTCTCGATTTGTAGGCGGGTCCGTACATTTTCTTCATCAATAATGTCGTCGCAGACGATAAGATCGCTTCTTCCTCCCGTGATAGGACCAAGGAGTCCGCTTGCTTTGATGGTGGCATTTTTACTGATTTCTTTTCGGTTGACGATGATTTCGTGGCTTGTCCACCTCTTAGGGATCTCAGGTTTTAACTCGCCGAAAATTTCGATGTACCTGTCGTCGCTTTCGATGCGGGTCATCAACGCCGTAAGAATTTCTTCTGCGAGACTAGCGGTTTTCGTGACGATATTAACGTGTATGTCTGGATAGTTGCCAACGAGCCATGAGACGTAGTTGATCGTTGTACACTCGGTTTTGGCATGTCCCCGAGGCCACAGCAAGACGAAGCGCTTTGCCAAACCCGAACTATTTTTGAGGGGGCTGAACTTGTGCTGAAGAAAATCATACCACTCGTCTTGGAATCCAGCGTTCTCATACCCCATCAACTCAGTGAAGACTTTCAGGTCGTTTCTGGCCGCCGTCCTTTTGATTGAGGATTCTTGCAGCCTCGTTAAGGACACACCGCTCAGACTCATTAGCAACCGTCACCTCCCGAGTCTCAACATGCAACTCCTGCGCCTGCCTCGGCAAATCACCCAAACTCTGAAGCAACTTGCTCTTCTCAACCAACATCTCACGCAAATTCTTCATCAAATTATTATAACTACTCCAATTCCCCTTCTCCTTCAAAACCTCAGCCGTCCGCCAACACTCCTCAACCTAAGCCTGAAACTCACCCGTCACAACCTCACTAAGAAGACAAACATCAGGCAACCCAAGCAAGTCACCCAACCAAACCCCCCGACACTTCCAATCATCCCGCAACCCCTCAAAACTAATCCCATACCTTTCCGCGAGTTCCTGTTCACGCTTAACGATGTCCTTACCAAACTTATGGATAAGGAACTGTTCCCTACGACGCTCCTGCAAACCCTTACCAATCTCCAAATCAGTCGCCACTAATCAACCACCCCAAAACCCAAAACACCATAAACTACGGCTACTGCCTTTACGTGGTTGGCTTTTGAATTCGTGGAGGTTTTGACGTACCC